GGCAGCACTTCTTTTGTTACAGTCTTTGCCAGCACCATGCCCATATCGCCTTCTTCGTTGATCTGCTTGCGCTCATAGGTCTTTTCTTCGTAGGTGTAGCCCATTGCTCGCTTGAATAGAGCGTTCTCGACTTGGATGTCTACAACCTCTTTGCCCTTTTTTAGGGAGTCCGAAAACTCCGGGTACTTGCCCTTCCATGCGTATAGCGTTGATTCGGCTATCCCCATGTTTTTGGCTATCTGCTCATCCGTCAGCCCGTCCCGCGCCCACGCTTCAAGGAGTGTCAACTTCTCTGGCGTAAGCCATTTCTCATATTTGCCTGCCGCCATGCGTTCACCCCCTTTCTATGCTGCCCGTTTCGTTTACGCTATACCACCGCTTCAAACCTGTATTTCGTGCCGCACAGCAGCAGTTTATTCGCTCCCGCCTCTGCCGTAGGGGTCTTGTCTGTGTCATTCGCCATTTCATTATACCTCCTGTTCTGTAAACATTATTCTACATATCCATTATAACACAGGTGAGTGTTGCATGGTGTTGCATGATGTTGCAACTTTTAACTCGGCAGCAAATGCAGCAAGCGCATCGTTGTGTATCCGCCATATTTGTGTCCGCTCGTAATTCATGGCCCGTGCCACCTTGTTCCAACTCCAGTTGTTGTAGTACCGGAACTTGAGCAGGTCCCGGTGCTTGATGTCCGGTATCCGGTCTATCAAAGCCTCGGTACGCCGAGTCAGTTGGGTCAGGTCCTCAATCCGTTCGCATATCTCGCACTCCAGACCCTGCAGCGCAACCACAGCAGCCTCAACTCCGCTTCCCGGTTGGTTGCCCGGTCGGTTGCCTGGTGTCCTGTTGTCCGCGAAATCCCGGCCATGCAGCGCCATGGTGTAATAGTCATACCTGCGCTCCATCAAAGCCTTGATGCGCAGGTTGTTGTTCTTCACGCTGTTAAGCAGGTTTCGGGCCTCCATGATTTCGGACATCGGTTGTACCTCCGGTATAGCCTATATATCAAACGGGCAGCAGCCCGGAACATCTAGCGGTTGGACCCCCACCAATCCAACTCATACCCGGTGAGCAGAGGCACACATCACGGCCCACCACCATCCTGACAACAGTATACCACGCCGGGCACCCGGTGTCAATCCGATTTACTACCCGTTGCATTGTTGCGTTGCATGGCGTGGCTATACGCTCCGGGTTTCTTCCCCCTTTTAGGGGGGAAGAAAAACCTCGGAGTTGTATTTCCACCTAACGCCGGAGCCTATTGACAACCACAACCAGTTGCATCGGAGTTGTATTTCCAGTTGATATATCAATTGTTCGGTCCCACTGGGCCTCGTGGCCTGTCCTCTTATTACCAATTACAACTCGTTGCATTCTAGTTGTATTGACAGTTGCACCCCGGTTGTATTGACAGTTGCATTCGGTTGCATTCTGGTTGTACTGTCAATGCAACTGACCCCGTTGCATGGGTTGTACTGTCAATACAACCACATGCCGCAACGCCCGGTCCGTACGGCAGGTTGCCTATGCAACTGTCAATACAACTGACATGCAACCAACCATACAACTGGAAAGTGCAACCAATGCAACATGTACAGGCTGGTACCCGTCTTATACATCACCCGGCAAGACCCCCGGAGCGTGTCAACAGGACCATTTCCACTATATACGCGTACGCGTGAATATGCCTGTGAATATATCATCAGCATATCATCAACCTATGCTGTATACGAAATACAGAAGAAATACAGAAGCCTGTCAAGTGATATATTGACAGGAGGCTCCCGGTGTGTTATAATGGTATCATAAAGGAGGTTAGGGGTTGGGCAGCAGCCCAACGCGCACCTTGACAACAGAACAGCCGCAGGGTTTCGCCCAGTACAGCGAACACAGGAAACATGGTCACCGCAGGTCCGGTGGGCAGAGGAAACGAAGGTGGTAGAGGCGGCACAGTTAATGCAGCAAGGTCCGGTCACAAGCCCGGTTAATGCAGAGTGGAAAATAAAATCTTGGAGGAAATCAGAAATGACAGAAGCAACTAAGGCCACAATCCTGACCCGTGAGGTTATTTGGAAATCTGAAACAACTGGCGAAGTATTTGGGACACATCGTGAGGCTTTGGACCATTTCCGGGAAGGCAACAACATCCGGGTTTATTGGGAACATAACCCCAACAACTACATCACATGGACAGTAGAAGAGCAGACACCAGCAGGACACATCAAAATCAAAGATAGAGGAAGCTTGGATTAATCTCACCTGATGAGCGCTGGATGGTTACCAGCCGAAACCCGGACAGGAGGCCGGGTAGTGGGAAACCACCAATACAACACAGGAGGCACAAAATGGTTAATTTCAGCATGGATAAATGGGTCTGGTCCACCGGGAAATCACGGGCCAGCGGCATTGGTAATTGGTGGTTCGGCAATCGGGCCGAAGACCTTAAGGTTAACTTCTATGGGCCGTACGCGGAGGCCAAGCGCAACGCAATCAAATGGGCCAAGGAGCAAGGCATTTCCACCTTGTACCTGCTGCCCTGACCCCACCTGATAAGCGCTGGATGGTGACCATCCGGAATGGCCGGAGTGATGTATCAAATGGTTACCACGGAGTACAAACAGAAGAAATACAGAGCAAATGTCAAGTGATATATTGACAGGAAACCAAGGCTGTGTTATAATGGTTATATAAAGGAGCAGTGCTCCTGCAATTAAGCCCCGGCCACCGGGCATACAATAGGTGGCCAATAAAGGAGGCACACACTATGAAACAGTACCAAATCATCATCCGCAACACCAACACCAAGGACAATGGCAACATCCTGCACAAAGGCAACCTGTGGAGCCTGACCATGAAAGACCTCCCGGACGATGCCGGGTACGCCACCCTCGGCGCTGCCAAGCGCATTGCCACCCTCATCAACAAGGACCCCAAGAGCGCCGGGCTGGTGGGCATGCTGGATATTGAGGCCCAGGCCATGAGCGTTGAGGAAATCACCAAATTGGCCGTGGACCAAGGCAAGAGCCTGACCCGTGACCTGATGGAGCGGTACTACCCGGAGCAGGAAAAGCGCATTCAAGATGAGGCCGAACGCGCCAAGGCCGAAGCCGCCGTGGGCGGCAAGTTGACCGATGAGGAATGGGCCAACGCCAAAGCGGCCAACGCCAAAGCCCAGCCCAAGCCCGTCAAGGTTAAGGCCCCCAAGGGGCCGAAATCCAAGCCGGAAAAGGACCCGTTCTTCATTACGGACCTGCAGCGCAAGTTTTTGGACCTCATGAGGCAGGACAGCTTCTATGAGCGCGGTGTGGACAGCACCCTCTTCATCCCCATCCTCGCGGACACGCTTGAGCCGCTCGGCATTGGCAAGATGACCACCGGAGCCATGGTGTCCACCCTCCGTGAAAAGGGTATGCTGGTCACCGGGCTGGAGGAGTGGAGCGAAATGGGCAGCACCCGGACCCGCAAGATGAAATGCTTTGAACTGACCGAACTTGGCAAGGAGGTCATGAGGCGTGAGGGCCTCGCGGACTAACAGCCCAGCGCCCTGCCGGGAGGCGTTAAACCCCGGCACCTTCCCCACGGACAGCCCGGACCGGGCAGAAAGGTGAGCGAAATGTACGAAGGGTATGCAGCAGATACCTCGAATGCTAAGAATGGACACGGGCCGAACTAACTACCCGGCCCGGTTCAAAAATAAAGGAGGCACACCATGGATAACACGCAGGACCGCAACCAAGTTTATCGGAATCACGGGTACAGGAACAGAGCGCACTATCTCAAGAGCATTGCCGAAGAAATGGCTATTCCGCTTCGGGTGGTTCATGCGCTAGCCCATATGCTTGGACCCAATGAAGACTTTGATGGACTGATTAATGCGTTGGAAGACTATGAAAACGATATTTAGGAGGAAACCATATGAAAATGAAACTTAAAGATTTGTACGCCGGGACGGACCCGCTTCTGTCGCCTTTTACAAGGCTTAGCCTAAGGTCTGCGGCGAATGGCAAAATCCTTATGAAAAACGCCAAATCTAAGGTTGACGAGTTTGGCGACTTGGAGGTGTATGGAATCGCCCCGGTCATTGAATTATATCAGGACAAAAGCGGCGCAACATCACACTTGGTTGGATGGATATCCGAATATGAATACCGCAAGATAAAAAATAGGGTGAAGGAGGAAACCAAATGAGATTTCAAGGTTTAGGACCCTTTCGAACATTTATTGCCCGGCTGCGCAGGAACCACGCCCAGCGCAAGGAGCGGATGAACATGCCGCCCAGCATCACCCCGGAGCAATGGCAAATGTATGTGAACAACCTGCACTACCGGGCCAAACGCGCCCACAAGCGGCTGGAGGTGAAGTGACATGTCGCAAATCCTGTCCACAGCCCAAATGCGGCAAATACGCGCTGACCGGGAGGAGTTGGAAAGGTATAGATTAACTGGTCTGACCCCGGAGGGTGTGGTACAATTAATGTATCACTACAAGGACCTGCAGCAGCAGATGATGGACCCAGCGCCGCTGCCAATGGACCTAAGAGCGGAGGATATTGATGAACTTTACCCCCAAAGCCCCATGCTATGGATGCCCTGACCGCAAGGTCGGATGTCACGGCCAATGCCCGGAGTACAAGGAGTACCGCATTTATATGGACGAACAGGCCCGGCTACGCAAGATAGTCATGTCCGCAAGCCCGGCCAACTATGGTGTGGCCAATAAGCGGATAGGCAACAAGAAAGTCAAGATCGGAAAGATTGAATAGGAGGACAGAATGCAGCACACATATAACAAACTGGTGGACCCGGAGCAACTGAAACGCAACCTAAGCGACAACCTGATTTATTTCATGAACACCAACTATGTTTCATTTGAGGAGTTGAGCATGATGATAGATGTGAGCGCCCTTGCCATCCGGAAATGGGTAGACTGTATCAGCCTCCCACGGCTGGAGCATGTTTATGCGCTGGCCTTGGTCACCCATACGCCCATTGAAAGTTGGCTGACCATGGGAGGCATCTAAACATGAGCAGGTTTGACCAGTTATGGCCCAACCAGCAGGAGGCCCTGACCTTTGCGCTGCAGCGCCCGGCCACTATGCTGGATATGGACATGGGAACAGGTAAAACCCGTGTGGCCTTGGAGTATATGCTGGAGGTGGCACCTCGGCATGTGCTGGTCCTTTGCCCCAAATCCGTAATGCCCGTATGGCCTCGTGAGATTGACAAGCACGGACCCTATCCGGTGGACTTCCGGGTATGGACCGCCCAAGGCAGCAGGACCGTGGCTAAAAAGGCGGACGAAATCCGGCAAATGCTGGAGGACCAGCCTGTCCACGCACACGAAATATGGGTATTCGTGATGAACTATGATATAGTCTGGCGAAACGAAATGCGGCATGCCGTGGACCGGATAAACCCGGACCTGATAATCCTTGATGAAAGCCACCGGGCCAAGGCCCCAAACAGCAAAATAAGCAAATACTTGGCGATGATGGGCCGCAGGACCCGGTACAAACTGTGCCTGTCCGGTACCCCTATGGCCAACTCACCGCTGGATGTGTACGGTCAGTACCGTTTCCTTGACAACACCATATTCGGCACCCGGTATGACATGTTCCGGGAGGAGTACGCCATCCTTGGAGGCCCGGAGCGCAACTTTGTGGTAGGGTTTAAGAACCAAGACAAACTAATGCGCAAGTTTCGGACCTTGGCCTATTCATGCAAGATGGACGATATCAAGGATAGACTCAAACTACCGGACAAACTACCCCACCGCGTGGTGGAGGTGGACCTCCCGGCAGCGGACATGAAACTATCCAAGCAACTGGCCAAGGAGTTTATAGCGGAGGTAGACAACGGCCAAGCCTCCGGCACTATTGTGCTTAAAAATGTGCTGCACAAACTGCTCCGGCTGCAGCAAATTACATCCGGATTTGCCATGGCCCAAGACGGGCTGCTGGAGGCCCCAGCCCCGGTGGAACTCAACGCTGCCAAGGAGGAGGCTATATACGAATTGATGTTGGATATGTCCTCCTCGGCCCGTCTTGTGGTATTCGTTGTGTTCAAGCACGATATCCGGGCCGTAATCAGGTCCGCCACCAAAGCGGAAAAGAGGGTGTTTCAGTTGTCAGGTGAGGCCAATCAACTGGAGCAATGGAACAGGTCCGGAGGCGTGTTAGTGGTCCAAATCCAGGCCGGAGCGGAAGGTATTGACCTGACCTCGGCTAACACCTGCATTTACTACAGCCTCCCCACTTCCGTGGCCTTGTATGAACAGAGCATGGCCCGGCTGTACAGGCCCGGCCAAACCCGGTCCGTGCTATTCATTCACTTGGTGGCTACAGGCACCGTGGATGTGGATATGCTGCACAGCATGAACAGGAAACGGTCACTATTTGAAGACTTTATGAAAGGTGAGAGGAACTATGGCTTCCTCCGGTGATGGTATGGAAAAAATTGGATTGACACCCCGGCACGGGAGTGGTACAATGGATGGGAAAGGAGGTGTTACCATGAGCACCAAAGAGGTTAAATCTAAAGCGCTGGCCCCGGCAAACAGGCTGGAGGAGTTGCGCAATCGCTCCCGGCTGACCCAAGATGAGGTTTCCACCATCACGGGCTTAAGCGTTCCGGCAATCAGCCGTCATGAGAACAGAACGCGTTCCATGTCCCCGGATGCGATTAAAAAGTATGCTGCTCTATTCAAGGTTGAAACCTATGAGTTATTCGTACTGGATACGGAGGTTGAAGAGGAGGAAATCTAACCATGCTAGACCTGATTAAGGAGTATGGTAGTTATGGTTGGAGCATCCTGCCCGTCAAACCCGATGAAAAGCGCCCGTATATGCAGAATTGGCTGCAATATACCAAGGAACGGGCCAGCACACAGGTGGTATCGGAATGGTTTACCCACCTGTCCGGAGCAGGTGTAGGCGTAGTCACAGGCAAGATATCCGGCATACTGGTCCTCGATGTGGAAAGCACATGCCCGGAGCCGATTGAGGACATCTTGCGCAAATACCCTACCAACATGGTCAGCCGCACCGGGTCCGGAGGATATCACCTATTTTTTCGCTATCCACCCAACAGAGGCCGGGTGTCCAACAGGGTCCGGATCTTTGACGGAATTGACCTCCGGGCCGATGGCGGCTTCATCGTGCTGCCGCCCACCAAGCACCCCAGCGGTGGTAGGTACGAATGGGTGAGCAAGGGTATGCCAAGCGTATTCCCGGCCTCCATCCTTGAAGCCGAAGCCCAGCCCAGCAACCCCAGCACGGAAACATGGATATCGGAGTTGCTGCGCGGTGTTAGTGAGGGGGGCCGCAACGATGCCGCCGCCCGGCTGGCCGGGTATTTCTTCAAAAAAGGCGTGTCCTCGGATATCGTGGAGGCGCTGCTCATGGAGTGGAATGAGCGCAATGACCCACCGCTACCAACCAGCGAAATCCGAACCACGATTAAATCTATCCAGCGCAACCACGCGCAGGATATGCTTGGCCCCGTCAGGGTGGAGTTTGAGGATGACCGGGCCGCTGCTGAAAAGCCAAAAGAGAACACATTTGACCTGATACGGATGTCAGACTACATCAAAGGTTATGGTGGCGATGGCGTGATGTGGGCCGTGGAGGATTGGCTCCCGGAAAAGTCAATCACCTTCTTGGTATCACCACCGGAGTCCTATAAAACATGGATACTGCTGGACCTCGCGGTGTCCATTTCCTCCGGCCTACCGTTCCTTGGCAGTGCCCGTGTGAACCAGTGCGGACCATGCGTAATCATTCAGCAGGAGGATAGCCACCTTGGCCTTACGGAGCGATTGGCCTTGATTGCCAACGCCCGGATGGGAAACCAACTGAAACTGGACAGCGGTGAATACACGGTGCCGCTCAACCCGGACCTGCCAATTTACATACACCCGTCACGGCTGCTGCGGTTTGACAACCCCAAGGTGCTGGAGGAACTGGAAAAGTGTATCGCCCAAATCCGGCCCCGTGTGGTCATGATAGACCCCTTGTACTCCGCCACCAGCGTGGACAACTACATGGCCCAATCAGCGGAACAGATGATGGTGTTAAAATCTTGGCGCGACAAGTACGGTTGCTCGTTCATCATCGCCCACCATTCCAAAAAGAACACGGACCCGGACAGCACCGCCCGTGAGGATGCATGGGGAAGCCAATTCCTCAACGCGTTCTTGGAGGCCGGATGGCAGATACGCCGCTCACCCAAGTTGCAGCAGAACCAAATCATCGCCCGGAGGCACTCCAAGGTGATGGGGAACCTGCCCTCGGTTACGCTGACCTTTGACATTTCTACCCGGTACCCTATGCAATATGCGGTGGCGGTTGGCCCGGTTCCCGGTGCCGAAACCCCCAGCGCTGCAACCCCGGCCCAATCGGATATCTATGATATCCTAAAGACCGGGAACCTAACCCAAGCGGAGTTGGTGTCCATGACCGGAAAGAACAAGAGCACCATATCCCGGCAAATAAAGCAACTGGAGGTGGCTGGCAGCATCAGTAAAATGCCCAACGGAGCCTATCAAATCAACCCAAACGATTTCTAAAGGAGGCACATCATGGAATACTTGGTAAACAGCAAGAAAGCGCTCAAGCACCAGTTTCAACCCCATCATAACCAACCCGGCCTCGTGTCCATTTCGCAGGTCCAGCAGATGATGAAATGTCCCAAGTCATGGGCATTCAATTACCTTGAGAAAATCACTCCTCGCGTGGAGCGCCCGTATTTGACCGTTGGCAAATTGTGCCATGCTGGAATGGCAGCGGCTTGGAATGAGCGTTTCCGGCAGCAGACCGTGGGAGTGGATGATATCCCCAGCATTTATAAGGCTGGAGCGGAGGCAATACTCGCGGACTTCCGGACCTATATGGAGGCCAATGACTTCCTGCCGGAGGAAATCCCGGAGCAGGAGGCCAACAAATCAGCAGCGCTGCACATCTTCTACAACGCGCTGCAGCGTGTGGACCCCAGCCGCTTTTATGTGGTCGGTTTGGACCTGCTCACCCCTATGGTGGAGTTTCACTTCATTGTTCCCTGCCCCGGTTCCAAAGGCATGCACGGGTATATAGACGCGGTGCTGCAGGAGGTGGACACGGGCCACATATGGGCTGTGGATTGGAAGTTTCGGTCACAAATGTCATCGGATGCGGAGGAGCCGTTCAACCTGCAGAACGCGGTGTATAACTATGCGCTGCACAAGATGGGTGTGCGCGTTACGGGTAGCCTCACTTGGCAGCACCTGAACCAACCCCCGGCAATCCCCAGCATGAACAAAAATGGCACCATGTCACGGGCTAAAATCCGGACCACATGGGAGGACTACAAATCGCACTTGGAAGCCGCCGGGCTGGACCCGGAGGAGTACCGGGAGGAAATGCAGGACAAACTGGCCGATATCGTGTGGGATAAGCAGACCAAGGAATACCGGAATGACCTGACCCTCCAGCAAACTTGGAAGCAGATAATCGTGCCTGTGGTCCGGCAGATAGCCTCCAAGCGCAAGAAAATCACCTATGCTATGTTCCCGTGGAACTGCAAGATATGCCACTACAACCCAATATGCCTCGCGGAAATGCGCGGCTATGATGTGGACTTCATAAAGGAGGCAGCGTACATGCCCAAGCCGGAGTACAGGCAGGATGTCAAAAATCTAATTGACACCAATGGGGATGGTGATGTATAATGGGTAGGAAAGGAGGTGAGAACATGAGCGAATACCTGATTAAGCCGGATGTTTTCAATACCAAGATGAACATCCTCGTGTATGGTGACCCCGGCAGCGGCAAAACCCACCTCGCTGGCACGGCCCAGGACAGCCCCTATATGGCGGATGTGTGGGTTATGAACATTGACGGTGGTATGATGACCCTTGCCAATCGCGGTGACATCCATGCGGTAGATATCCATTCCGTGGATGACCTTGAGCGTGAGTTGCGCAAACTCATTAACGGTGACCCGATGTATAAGGATGCTAAGACAATTGTGATTGACAACATCACGGAGTTGCAGAGCCTGTCCCTTGAAGGCATCGTGGCCTCCCAACTCAAGGACCGTATGAAAAAAGGCGGCACCATAGATGACATCTACCTTGATGACTATGGCAAGAGCAACACCCAACTGGCCCGTGTGCTGCGTGGTTTCCGTGACCTGCCCATGCATGTCATCTACATAGCACACAAACGCGACAAAATCCGCAAGGGTACCAACACCTTGGAGTCCTCGCGCCCCAGCCTGACAGATAAACTGTGTACGGCTGTCATGGGCTACATGGATTTCGTGTGGTACCTATACCCCGTGGATGAACAGGTGGAGGCGGAGGATGGTGAGTTTACCACAGAAACCCACCGCTACCTGCTGACCCAGCCCTACAACAACTATGCTGCTAAAACCCGTGGAGCAGACTTCGCCAAGCGCGTTGGCATGACCATCCGGGACCCCAACATGGCGGAAATCATGAAAATCTATTCACAGGAGGATATCTAATCATGGCTAAGGCAAACCCGTTTCTTCCCGGTCAGGAGCAGACCGCATCCCCCAAGGCTACAGCCCCGGCTGCTGCTATGCCCGGCAACGCTGCAGCAAGCAGCGCGGACTCTTTTGAGGTGGACCTGACCAACACCAGCGGCGGCTACAATGTGCCGGATGGTACCTACAAGGTCCGCTGCGTGGAGGTGGAGCAGAGCGTTTCCCAATCCGGTAATCCGATGTTCATTTGGACCTTCACCATCGTGGAGGGTGACCAAGCCGGGAAAGACTTCAAACTGTGGACCGCCCTGACCCCAGCGGCCATGTGGAAAGTTGGCGAAGTGGTACAAGCCCTTGGTATCGGACAGACCGGGCAGGTGGTCAAGTTTAAGCGGTCTGATGTACTCAATCGCGAATGCGGAGCGGTGATTGAAATGCAGGAATACAACGGGAATGAGCGGTCCAGCATCAGCAAGGTGATTTCGCTGTCGGACCTCGCTGCAGCCCGGAAATAACTCAATGCTGATAGATACTGCTGACAAACTGGATAGGGTGATACCCTCTTTGCTGGCCTGTACCTCCCCTGTGGTAGATACGGAAACCAATGGCTTGAACTCCTACGGCACCAGCAAGGCGGACCCCCACCGGATAATCGGCATATCGGTTGATGACGGGAGGGAGGCGTACTACTTTCCCTTCCGTCATCAACAAGGCACCAACCTGCCGGAGGCAGCGATGGATTTCTTCCGCAGATATCTGTCGGACCCTCACCGGACCTATGGTGGTTTCAACTACAAGTTTGACCAGCATATGCTCAAGGGTGATGGCGTTGGGTATGCCCCCAACTATGAGGATGCCATGCTCGGTGTCCACCTGCTCAACGAAAATGAACCAAACTTCCGGCTCAAGGACATCTGCAACAGATACGGCATAGGCGATGGCTCCCGGCAGGAGGAAACCCTGCTGGAAAAGGTGAAAGGCCGCAAGGACCGCATGGGTGAACTGGACCCGGCTGATGTGGAGCCATACGCCTGTGACGATGTGCGCTTAACCCGTGGGCTGCTGGACCTCATACGCCCGGCCCTCCAGCACTATGAACTATTTGACATTTGGCAGCAGGTCAACTATTACTCCTACATCACCACGCTGATGGAGCATCGCGGTCTGATGGTGGACGAAGCGTTGATAAACCAGTACCGGGAGGAGGCCGTGGCCCACAAGAATGACGCGTTTGCCCGGCTCCACGCTGCTGCCGGATACGCACTCAACCCCAACTCCTCCAAGCAAGTGTGCGCGTTCCTTGGTATTCAATCCTCGGCAGCGGAGGAACTTGAGAACCTGATGGCCTCCGGCCATGAAAACGCGGACTTTGCCCGACTTGTAGTGGAGGCCCGTGGCTGGTCCTCCGTGGACAGCAGGTACTACACGCCATATCTCAACCTGATGGACCTCAACAACACGCTGCATTGTGACCTCAACTTAATCGGCACCATTTCCGGGAGGCTGTCCTGCAGCAACCCCAACCTACAAGCCGTGGCCCGGCAAACTGCTGTGTTCAAAGTCAAGGATGTGTTCATCGCCCGGCCCGGTTATACCCTGATTT